CCACCAAGTTCGGCAGCGCATACTCCTCCTGCTCGTGCAGGTGCGGCAGACACAGGCGCATACGCATCTTGTGAAGGGTGAATCTGCGATTGATGTGCCGGTAGCTGTCTGTTACAGGGTCTAGCGCAACGCCCTCTGGCAGTTCTAAAGTGGCTGCATGGTCACGGTATGAGGCCAGCTTTCCATCTTTTCTAACGCGCTCCTTCATCTGCCACGTCTCGTCCTCAATCTGCTCCGCCGTCAGGTATGTATCGCCCCATTCCGTAACCTCTTGAGACTCAAACTCTGGCTTGACACGCCACACCAACTGCCCAGCAGGGAGCTTGGAGAAGTTGTCGTAGAAGTGCTGAGCCAGCCGCATCTCGGCATCCTCTGCGCTGCCGCCCTCGACGGCACAAACGTAGGTCATGTACTCGTACCGCTTTCCGCCTTCAGCCACGGGGCCAAGTTTCATGACCATATAGTTGGGCATGAGCCTGTGCGCAACCTCAAGCCTCATGGGGTTCACAATGTTCCCAGCGACCAGATCAAAGACGGAATTTGCAGGGCCAACTTGGCAGGAAAACATACCCTCGAGCGCAGCAGTCAAGGACGCAGCATTGAGCGGCTTTGATGGACTTGGGGCAGCAAGGTCGGCGGCAGAAAGGTATGGGGCAGCAAGGGCCGCTATGGCCGTGCCAATGAAGGTTCTGCGTTTCATTTCAACTCCTGTGATGAGCGCAACAGAGTGAGGTTGATGGCGACCGGGAACCCCCAGTCCTGCGGTGTGTCGCCTTATCGGCGGTGTGTCGCTTAACCATCACGGAGAAGGACTGATTTCTCTCTGTAGTCGGAACCCCGGCACGTCCCTAGTCAATCCACCCCCATGATGACCCTCTAGAAAAAACCCCCACGTCTTAGGTGGGGGTAATTCAACACAAGGAGAACCATGAAGTCTCGGTGCTGAGTTTATCCGAGCGAGCGTAGCAGGGCAAGAGCCTCTTCCACACTGTTCACGATGTGCAGGTTATCCCCCGGCCAAGTGTCGTGGAACTTCTGCTCTGCGTCCGTAAGCCGTCTGGCCGAAGGGGGCTTAGTGCCGTCTTTGATTTCTAAAAGTAGCGTCCGACCGTTGCACCAGCACAACAAATCGAACGTCCCCTCGTCGTTGATGACTTTGACAAACGCACCTGCCTCGCGCATGGCCTTGATGATGTCCTGCTCCCCTGCGTCACGCCGTGCAGCTCGTCTCATGGTTTCCACCTATGAAAAAATATATTGCAACCATCCTATCAGATGTTGTGTTGTCTGCTTATACCTGTTACATTAGAGTCTCACACAACACACAGGAGTTCACATGAACATCGACAATCTGACTTATGGCGAATTGAAGCAGATCGCCGCCATGTTTCATAACCAAGCACCCGCTTCCGTCACGCCACATCCATTTGTCGGCAAATACGTGATCGCACGCTGCTACGCCGCTGGTGTCCATGCTGGCGAAGTTGTTAGCGCAGATGGCGAAAATGTGATCCTCAAAGATTCTCGACGCTTGTGGTCATGGAAAGCAAAAGATGGAATTGCTTTGTCTGGCGTAGCGCAAAACGGCATTAAGTCCGATAGCAAAGTTGACACCATGAATCCGCTAATCTCATTGACTGGAGTTTGCGAGTTGATTGTTTGCAGTGATGTTGCCAAGGCATCTATCAATGGCTAAACAAAAACAATTTAGCTATGGCTATGGCAATGGCGATGGCAATGGCTATGGCGATGGCTATGGCGATGGCGATGGCTATGGCTCTGGCGATGGCTATGGCTATGGCGATGGCGATGGCGATGGCTATGGCTCTGGCGATGGCTATGGCTCTGGCGATGGCTATGGCTATGGCGATGGCTATGGCGATGGCAAATCTTAAATACACAGGAATGCACATGAACACGACACTACTTAAACACGCACGGCAATTGTTCAAGACTTACAATGCCTCCCCCGCTGTGATTCGTAACTACCAGCTTAAATGGGCGCGATCTGTTCACCAGCTTGGTGAGCAATGGTTGCTGGCTAATCCTGTGTCAAAGGTGCGGTAATGGGTTGGATTATTGGATTGGCTTGTTTGGCCGCATGGATTACACACGTATTTACATGCTTTGCAGATGGTCTTTGGGGCTTTCTGATTGCAGGCGCTTTGCTGTTTCCTCTTGGAATTTTGCATGGCGTTTATCTTTGGTTTAGATAAGGTGTTCAGCCGACCTGTAACGGCTGTTTTTTTAGGAGAATGAAATGGGTTTTGTAGCTTCTGACAGTGGTGGTGGTAACTTCAAACGTGTACCTTCTGGCGTACACATTGGTCGTTGCTATTCGTTGATTGACCTTGGAACACAGTTGTCTAGTGGTCAATATGGCGAGAAATTGCAGCACAAGATTCGTGTTGCTTGGGAATTGTTTGGAGAAGATGAAGAAGGCAATCCTTTGACTGTTGAGTTTGACGGCAAACAAATGCCTATGACCATCAGCAAGTCATACACTTTGTCTCTTAGTGAGAAGGCTTCTTTGCGTAAAGATTTGCAGTCTTGGCGAGGTCGTGAGTTTACTGATGAGGAAGCTAAAGGCTTTGACATTAGCAAGTTGATTGGTGCGTACTGCATGGTCAACGTAACCACCAGTGAAACTAATGGCAAAACGTATAGCAACGTAGCAAACTTAACTCCATTGCCAACAGCACTGAAGAACAGCAAGCCAGCGGCTGTGCATGAGACAGTAATGTTTGACTTGGATAATCCTGATTGGGCTGTGTTTGATTCTTTCCACGACAAGCTAAAGGATGCTATCAAGCGTAGCCCTGAGTTTGCTCAAGCAGCCGGTCACAATTCTGGTCAAACTCCAGCAGGTGGTTTTGATGACATGCCAGACGATGCGTTCTGACTATGACCAGTCTTTACGAATTAGCAACATCGTTTCGTGAACAACTTGACGATCTTTTTGATCCTGAGACTGGCGAAGCATTACCAGCGTTTGATGAGTTCCGGGTCATGCTCGGAAATAAAGCAAACGCTGTCGCCGCCTACGTTCTTAACTGCGAGTCAGATGCCGAACAAGCTAAAGCCGCCATCAAACGCATCAAGGCTTTGCAAACGGCTTATGAGCGTAAAGCAGAGAAGTTGAGGGATTACCTTGCAGAGAACATGAAGACCGCTGGAATCCATGAAATAAAGGCTTCTGACGGGTCTTTCGTTGTCAAACTGTATGTTGATCGTGATGAGTCTGTTGTCATTGAAGATGGTACAAAATTTGCGCCTGAATTGTGCAACGACCCAAAGCCACCAGAACCAAGCAAAACCAAGATCAAGAATGCCATTCTTGCTGGTGAGCCTATTGTTGGTGCTTACATTGTTCGCAAAGATCGTTTGACGATCAAATGATTAACGGGCTGAAAGCGGATTCTGACGAGTCGTTGTTCTAGGCGGCGCAGGATGATCTCTGGAAAGTCAGTGCAGCGAGTAGGCCCACCTACAAGGAAACAAAATGCAAAAAATAGAAGTTTACAAAACAAGCGACAACCAATTGTTTGAAAATTACACAGAGGCTTGTGTTCATGAGGAATGCAAAAAGCATCTTCCTGAAATTGAAGCGTTTATCAATTCAGATGCTTGCAAGTACAACAAAGCACCACAAAAGAAAATTGTTCAGCACACGATTCTTTCTTGGTTGTTTTGGAAAGCAAATGGAGGCATAAACTCATGAGTTATGCACAAGTTGAAATGAAAATTTTGCAATGGTCTGAAGCTCGAAAGATCATTCCTAATTCAACACCTGACACACAGCTACTCAAAGCCATGTCTGAACTTGGTGAACTAGCTGATGCAACCATCAAGAAAGACCGTGAAGGAATTGTTGATGGCGTTGGAGATGTGATGGTTTGCCTTGTCAATTATTGCGCTTTGCAAGACATTGATTTGGTGACTTGCATGGAATCTGCGTATGACCAAATCAAGAACCGCAAGGGAACACTTATGCCTAACGGCGTGTTTGTAAAAGCATGAGCGATCCTAACGTTCAAGCTGTATGCAACATGCTTCAAAGCCGGTCACAAGTCGGTTTAAAAAAGTATGGAGTAGATACCACCCGTGAAGACCTGACGCACATTCAATGGCTTAAACATGCTCAAGAAGAAGCGTTAGATTTGGCTGTTTATCTGCAACGGATAATTACAGATATTGAGCACAAAACGCTTTCTGGCCGGTATTGATTACCTAATCATAGTCAATGAGGTTGCTTCAACTTCATTGACTCTTTTGGTCCAGCCTTTGCCAAAAGTTGACCAGTGTTTTAGATCAATCAAAAATGACAATCGACGCTTGCTGTAATCATTGATAAGCTGTTTTGCATCAAACGCTTTTACAGCCGTAAGTGTTTTTGGTCCAATGTCGCCATCTTGGTCAACGCCTACAACACCCTGCAAAAACTTGATAGCTCGACCGGGGCCACTATTGATGGCCGCATCAAACACACAATAGTCAACACCTGATGGCAATTCATCAGCTTTAACCTTGTCCCAATACTTGCGTTTATAGAGTGGCGCAACGTCAGTAGGCGTAAGTGACCGCATCACTTTTTCTGTCACTGGATGACCACAGTATTCTTCCCATACGGCTTTGGTGCATCCCAGATTAGTCATTCCACCGGGATCATTAGGATGGTTAACAAAACCACCTTCATGTTTCAAAACATGTTGCAATGCTTCAGCAAAGTTTTGTCTCATTTTGATTTACGCGAGTAGAAAAGAGTCCGGTCCCCGAACAAATAGAAACCAATTGCGCTGGCAAAGTTATCAACTGATTCGCTTGGAATATTGTTTAGCTTGAGATAAGCCCATGTTGACAGAATGATGATGCCAACCATAGGCCGCATAAGCCTTACAGAAGCCTCAACCCACGGGTATGAAGGATTAGCCCCACCAGCCTCGTTCATGGCCTTAAATAGCTCAAGATCAAGTTGTTTCATCTTGACGTATTCGTCCACATTGACGGGCTTGTAACCTTCAGTCTGGATGAAGCGTCCAATTAATGATTTGCCAAGATCAACAGCAAGTGGACCTAATGCCGCAAGAATAGTGATTGGGTCCATTACATCATCCTATTGAATAAGCCCAGATCATGATGTGAATACACCAAATGACAAAGCAAACAAAAAAGGCCGCAGCAATAAATGCAACAGCCCAATCTTTCATATCCCAAACAACTTTTTAACAAACTCAGCAGCAACTCCGGGGCCAAGTAAAACAGCAGCCATGACCGCATAAAGCAAATATTCAATCTTTGTCATGCGCTTTTCGCCAGTATCCAAAGAATGATTGATCTTTTCATACCTTTGAGCGCAAACCGCCTCATGAGTTGAAAGTCTTGCTTCTGTTGCGTCAATTGTTGCCATAGTTATAAAAACCAAGTTAATGCTGATTGATATATTTTATTGTCTCATGACCAAAAATTTCAATGCTTAAACAACATATCTTGTTTTGATCTCAGCAACTTTATCAAGCCACTCTTGATGCGTTGCTTCTCCGCGCTGCGACTTGAAGAACAGAGGGTCGGATTCGTTTCGATAAGCCTCGGCGCGTTGGGCTTCGATTTGGGCAATGCGATGAGCTTTGTCTGCGGCCAACTCGTCAGCAGTTTTGTCACGCACCGTCCATGTTGTCTCCCATCGCTGACGTTCTGCAATGTAGGTGCAACTATCCTGCATGGCTACTTGAGTAGCAGGGTTGTACTGCGCCCCGGTAACGACCACGGGAAAAACATTGAGGCTTGCAAGAGTTTCTAATGAAGGATTGCTTGAAAAGCTGTTGTGTTTTCTCAGCTCATCAATTGAGTAAGGAAATTTCTCAACAACTTGATTTTTTGCCAGTACGTACATTTTGTTTGCCTTTTATGCTGGTTTTATCACCATCATGGTTCCAACAGTTTGAGTTGAGCCGCCCATGTCAAATGACCGTGTTCCAGTTGCTCCGGAAGGTACAGATTCATCAAATATACGGAAACTTGGTGAAGCTCCGTCATTATCTGTGACTCTTACAGTCATTGTGCTGCCGCCATTTTGAGTTATTGTTATTGAACTTGCGGGTCGGAATAAAGCAGCAATCAATACAGAATTTGAGGCGCTTGCTGTGATGGATGAAAGTGTCAGTGTTGCGGCGTCTTCTGATAAAGACCCAACAACATCGTAAGCTGCATTGCGGTAAGTTAATATTGTTCCCGCCTTGTCATTGGCGGTTGAAGACATAGTAAACGTATAGCTACTACCCTCTGAAGCCCCTGCTACCTTGTAAGCGATAAGAAAATTTGGAGCTGTGTTTTGGTCAACGATTTCCGTCCAACCAGAAGGTACAGTCCATGTACGACTTGTGCTTGTGCCGCCACTTGACATAAAGGCAATCATCAAATCACCTTGAACGGTTCCGGTTGGCTTGTTGATAGCTAATGTACTTCCGCTTGTTGAGCTTTGCGTCTGATCGCTTGCAATGAAAGACGGAGAAACCACGGCAGATGCGGATATACCGAGTAACTTTTGAAACAGCATTTACGCCACCTGCCCTGACAATGCGCCATAAATCGTTGTACCAACTTTCCAAAATACGATGACTGTGTTTCCTCCTGCGGGAGCCAGTGTAGGTGCTGATCCTCCAACCCATATTACAGGCATTGAAGTCCAAGTCACAGTAAATGCGGAAGCTGTGTCGTTGACCATCAGCGTGATTGACTGACCAGCCGCCCAAGTGCCTGCCGTGGGCGTGCTGTTACCACTCAGCGTCCAAGTTTGAATGGACCCATTGGTAGGAGACAGTGCAGGCGTTGTGCCAGTGACTGCAAACACTTCTTCGGTGTAGCCATCATTTAAAGTAATGCCAGATGCTGTAGCTGTGTTTAAGACGGGGCTTGTCAACGTCTTGTTTGTCAGCGTTTGAGTGTCTGTCGTACCAACAATATCACCAGATGGACTTGTTTTTGATGTACTCCAAGCTGTACCAGTTGATACAGGAATACCCGCAGAAGGATAAACTTGGGCAGGCAAAGCCGATGATGTCCAAGCAGAACCGTTTGAAGTTAAAACATTTCCATTTGCTCCCGGAGATGTTAATCCAGTTCCACCATTTGCAGCAACAAGCGTACCCGCAAGAGAAATAGTCCCTGAAGTCGTTACAGGTCCACCGCTTGTCGTAAGACCCGTAGTTCCACCAGAAACATCAACACTTGTAACCGATCCACTACCAGTTCCCGGCAAACCTTGTGGAATAGCAAAATCAAAAATTGCAGCGCTAGTTGTTCCTACGTTTGTTACCGTGGCAGGCGATCCCGGAGGAAGTGTTGTTGTTGTTCCCGCTGTAGCTGTAGCAGCAGCACCCGCTGGCCCTGTTGGACCCGCTGGCCCTGTAGCTCCAGTTGCACCATTAGCCCCTTGAGGAATGCCAAAATCAAAAACAGCAGCAGATGAATTGCCTACGTTTGTAACTGTAGCAGATGATCCAGCAGATAACGTTGTTGTAGTCCCTACTGCAATTGTTGCAGCAGGACCAGCTACACCACGGTCAATTGTAATTAGTTGTTCCGCTGGAGGCGTGACTTCACACGTGATGTTGTTCGCATCATTAACAGTAACTTGAATTTGCATGATTTATCCTTAGACAACAACAATACCATCTGAGCGAACCAAGAACATCAGAAAAATGATTCCATCGTCAGCAGGTGTTGCAGATGCAGGAAAACTAACTTTAATGCGGCCAGAAAAGCAAACAGGTTCTGTCGCGTCAATTTCTAATTCAGGATCGCTTGTAACCAAAGACCATGTAGCATCATTGATGACCAATGTAAACTTACCATCGACATTTACTCGATTGGTAATTGTTAATGAAACAGGTGTTGGTGTTGGAGTGTAATTGCCAATATCAAAACTCAAACCAGTACGTGTGTCTTGCAGATTACTTACAGTTCTGCGAACAATTTGAGCATCAATAGTTGCGCCAGTCAAATCAACTGGAGAACCATTTGAAGTGAAAACCAAATTCCAATATGTTGTTTGGTTATAGACAAGTTCTCCGGTAATAAGAGGATTATCAAATCCAGAAACTTGAGTGATTACGTTTTTAGAGAAAAGAGCCATAACAGTTTTCCTGTACTCAGGTGATGACGTTCGCCGCCTACTGGCAGGGGTACGGTTTTGTCGTATGTTTAAATTTTAACCGCCAACATAAATGCAAGCAATCAATTTAACCTCAGAAGGATCACTAAAAGTCACCGATTCTCGAGCTTTAGCAACAGTAATTGATCTCATGATGTCATCAGCTTGTTTCATACCTTTGCCGGGTGTGCTTGATGTGACAATAAAGTCACCAGCTTGAATGTCGCCACCTTCACCACAAACGTTGATTTGACCTTCTCCAACAGCATTAATCTGCACAACCTTGTAAGTTGTCTGAAGTTCTTGCAAATCGTATCCGGGGATAAGTTCCATCGTTGTGACCGGGCCAAGATCGCCTTCGGTATATGACTCAACTGGCTCCCACAAAATACCGGGTGTATTTGTTTGAACAGGAATTGTTGCGCTAACAACTCCAAGAATTCTAGGCTCATTTGCTGTGTTGCTTCTTGCCACAGTAAACAACACGTTGGAGATGTTTGCACGGTAAAACACGCTCACATCAGTCACAATGTCGCCAATTTCAATGGGGTCATCAATAGCAAACATCCCTTCGTGAAAACCAGTAAACGGGCCGTTACCATCAACAATGTAGATTTTTCCTTGACCGCTTGGGCTAAACGCACAATATGATGCTGTTGCAAGTTGAATAGACTTGTTAAGTGTTCCAACACTACTGCTGTCTGTTCCTGAATATCGCTGGAATACACCAGCCATGCTATTTGCATTGTCAGCGTAAGTAAGACCCCACACGCCTGAGTTTGTAAGCCCTGAACCTAATGCACCCAAACGCTGCCATGTTGAAAAAGTGTTGACTGTTGTGTGTGTACCAGTTGATCCGTTACCACTACCAATAGCATTGTTTGCTGTGTGGCCCCAAATTGTTACGTTACCATCAAGGTTGTTTTGAGCAGCAATGTTAACGAGCGTTGTATCAACTGCAACTTTACGAACGTTCAACGAACTTTTCAAAGTGGCAATGACTGTACCTGTTTGTCCCATCTGAATCCAAGCATTTGATGAACTTCCGTTAATCATGTTGCCGCTTGAAATCCTGTTGGCGCTCAAACTTTCAGTGATGATTGAGCCACCATCAATAAAAGTTGCTCCTGTACCAAGTGGTCCTTCTGCTGTTGCAAGGTTTGTGAAAGTGACCAAGCCATCTAAGTTCTGCCAAGTAAAAACAGATGTGATGGTTTCTGTGTAAGTGCCACCATATGTGTTTTCTTGGAAAGCAACCTTAACAGCCCAATACTTGTTTGTTGCGGTTGCTGTATCAAGACCAGAAGGGTTAAACAAAGCTGACCAACCAGCAGCAGAAATTGTTGCTACTTGTGTGCTGAAGTCATACGCAACTTGACTTGTTGTTGGAGCAGTTGGCGCTGTTGCTTGTGCAGTGTTGTAATAGAAAAATACTTGAGCATTTCTCGGTCCTGTAGGACCAACGTTAGCCACAGGAGTCCAACTAAAAGATGAACTGCTTGGGCTTCGTGCTGATTGAGAAACATCATTTCCAACAATAAAGCTGAAATAGTATGTTGCTGTCGTACTTGCACCAGTTGGCAAAACTTGATTAGAAAAAACGTATGTGCTGCCTTCAGTTATCGGCTGTCCATCAATTGTGCTTGCTGCTGATAACAATTTCCAATCAGTAGAAACAGGCGATGCAACTGTTGTGTAGTACAACTCAACAAAAGTAACTCGGCCTGTTGCTGGCATTGTCACAGTTACAGAAAAATTAGGAATCGCACTAGCCGCGTTAGTTGCGCTAACTGTTGGCGCAGACAAAGCACTGAAATAATTGATACTTGGCAAGTCGCTATTTGGAACAGGCGCGTATTGCTCAATAGTCTGGTCATCATAAACAGCGGCGCTGTATTCACTGAGTTCCAGTTTTGCACCAAGTGAACCATCAGGCAATGATGCTTCATTGACACGGGTTACACGAAACAGTTTATTAGTCCAGCCGTAGTTAGAATTTGTCACGCTTACAACAGAGCCAGCATCAACTTGAATACCGTAATAAGTTGTTGAAAAACTGACAATCAAATCTTCACGGGCTTGCTCAAGCAATCTGTTTGCAAGGTATTGGGCTTGAACAGAATCATTCACCATGTCATATGTGATGGTGTACTTGTTTACAGGTTCATTGGGATACCATAAAGCAGATGGTGTTTCCAAATATACAAACGCTGGCTGATCTCGATTCTGCTTAAACGGAAATCTAGCTTCAACCTGATTGATGCTTGATGTAATGTCAGTTGCACTAACGCGAATGTCGCCAATGATGTTGTTGTCATCAAAAGCATACGATGCTGTTTCTGCCTTGTTAACCACAACAGCCCACTTACCTAAAGCTGCGTCATAAGTCATCCAGCTATCACAAGCAGAAACAATCTTGTCCACGTTAGACAGCACAGTTTCTCCAGCGTCTAAAACACCATTGATTCTGTATCTTGATTGCGTTGAAGAACCGCCTGATGAATTGGTAAATGTGATTGTTTGATCTGAATATGTGTTCAGTGTAGAAACACAAGCAGTGTCAACAAATGTTGCTGGTACAGCGCCGCCATACACTGAATTGGTCATGTAGTCATACCAAACATCACCGGGCTTTGCTACGCCAGTTCCGTTCAATGCTTGCTTGACTTTAAAAGTGATTGGTGAAAGTTGCGTTGTATTTGCATCATTGCTGTAAATCAATGTAACGATGGCAAACGCTAATCCATTCATTTGGCGACCGCTAGAAGGCCATTGCTGTGCTGATGCGATTGGATACGCTGTAAATGGAGTTGTTGGCCCCATAACAACACTTGGAGCAAACCAACCATTTGCGCTAGTAATGATACCTGCGGCTGTACTTGTGTAAAGACCAATCCACAAATAACCATTGATTTTTGTATCAACATTACCAGCTTCATCTGCAAGGCTAATAACCTTTGCCGTGTCTGTCGTATCAAAAGCAATTTTTCGATCACCGTAATACATATCAGTTGTATCAAAAGTGAATTGTCCATTTGGGCTAATGCTAGACACAGCCAAGACGTAATACATTGCCTTTTGATTTTCACTCAGCACAGCATCAACAAACGTACCGCCCATGTACGCATCGCCATAAACAATAGGAATAGCATTTGCCGAACTTGGTGGAACTTGCAAACGAACACCATTGTCTTGAGGTTGTTCTGGTGAATCAGTAAAAACTCTTGTAACAATTTGCGATACAGCAAAGTTAACAGCAAAAGCAGCGGCTGTTAACCAGCTACTAGCAGCAACAGCAGCAGCAGTAACATTAGCCAATGCTGCAACAATCATTGTTCCGACCATTTTTATTCCTTCACAAAACTTGCACCAACAGCTTTGTAGCCACGCTTGGTGTAATCAATCAATGGACCCGATGCTGAAATTGATGTGAACACACAATCAACTTCACCTTGTTTTAGCATCACGTTTGCAATTTCGTCGTAAGCCTTCCAAAGCCTACCGCCAATAGAACCATTGCGATGCTCAGGTTCCACCCACCACAAAAGTTCATGCAACTCTTTGACTTGTGGACACCAAATGTTGTTTTGTTTGATGCCAATGATTGCTCCGGTCATATGTTCATCCATAAAGATAAACCCACGACCTTTAATGATCCCAAACAACAATTCTTCAACGTGTTTAGGATAGTGGTTTGCTGTTAGCCCAAGAACCTTTATGGGGTTCTCATAAGCATATGCTTCAACGATTTCAAGCAATCGAGGAATGTCGTATCTTGTTGCAAGTCTTATCATTTCTTATCCACGCAAATTATCAGAATCCCATTGAATAGGAGCAGAAACTGTATTGTCAGATGCTTGAGTTTGCACCATAGGAGGCTTGCCAAAATCAAAATATTGATTGGAAATTTCAGCAACACGACTCATTGACAAATCGTTGGGGTAAAGTTTTTGCCAATTCTTTTCATTAGTTTTCACACCAGAAAATCTATTTTCCAAGACTCTCCGCATTGAAGAACATGACACGTTGCAAGTTGCAATCCTGATCCGTTTTTCAGAATCAAATTCTTCGCTGATTGAAACGTTATTGATGATGCCCTGATAACGTTTAAAAAACTGTGTTGTTGGCGTTGTGATGATTTGGTTGTTGGAGTCAAAGAATCCACGCCACACTTCAACCAAAGAACCCTTAACGTCAGTGCTAAGAATGATTGCAACGTTTGCAGGATCAATGCCAGTCAATTGAATGGTCATGTCATCGCTAGTTGCTTTCATGTCTCTCTGAACATCTCCAACACCGAGCAATGCGCCAAGGTTTGTAAACGTCACTCCACCAACCGTAATAGGTGCAGGAGCATTGCAAAAAGTGTAAACAGTACCAGCACGGCCAATCGTCATCTTGACGAATTCACCATGCCTAATACTGGAACTTGTTACCGCATTGATTGTTGTCATGTGATGTATTCCCGAAAGACAAATGGTTGATCCCAATTAACAAAAGCACCGTTTGTCATTGGTGTAAGAGTATACGTTGGGCATACTTCAGCAACAACGTTAAATGTGCAGTTTGTGCCAACTGATACCGGATTGTTGATAACAGGCGATCCAATTACAGGGCGATGAATTGGTACAGTCACTGTAGAACCAGAACCACGCAAAACATCTGCGGTAACTTTGTATGTATAGTTTCCAAATTGAATGAAATCTCCAGCCTTAAACAAAGGCAAAGTGGACGTCATTGTCGGCAAAGTTTTCAATACAACTGATGTTGCGTTTGCAGCGGGAGTAGCGTTAAGCTGAATTCCAGTTGGTTGAGATGGAGCACTTCCCAAGTATTTCAAAAACCATGACAAATTTGTACTTGTAAACGCAATCGTTTCAGGCAATTGCCTGTCATTGTTATCAATCGCTTGAATGATAGCTCTTGCTGTTGGATAGTACAAAAAGTTGTTAGGTGTAACAGTGAACACCCAAGGCACAGCCGTAAGGTACTGAGCAACAGTCATGTAACCAGACCTTGCAACTTGTTGTCCAACCATGCGGCGATTGTTCACCGTCATGGATTCCTGATTCTCAAATATCGTTTGAAAAGACATGTTCAATCCTTAATTCATGCACGGCCACGATTGACAGCCAATGACTTGTTGGCGTACTGATTAGCCGCCCAGATCGCATTAGAACTGCCTAGAAGCCTGTCTTCAAACGATTTGGTGTCAATGGCATTAATGTAGTTGTTTGTGACATTGGTGGTTCCACCCATGCCGCCAAGTTGATTATTTGGCACAACTGTTCCAGATGAACGAGGGACAAACAATTCAGGTCCACGTTCACCAACAATGTAAGGTGTATTTGCGTTTGCTGGCCCACCTTCAGCCAAAAAACCACCTAAGTCTTGATTTCCAAAAGCATTTCCAGTTCCAAAACCACCACTAGAAAACATTGAAAATGCAGCGCCAAGGAACCGCATTGCAGCAGCCTTCATCTGGATTGCAATCAAATCCTGAATGATGCTACGTGTCAAATCCTTCATGCTTAACTTGCCAGTCTTGACAAAGTTATCAATTGCAGAAGACATGTTGCCCATTACAGTATCAAACGCAGCGGCTCCACGATCCATTTCTGTTGGCAAATCTCTAAAAAATTTAGCTCCGGTTCCAATGAATCCTTCTTGGAAAGAACCTTCGCGCTGCTTTTTGATAATTTCGTTTTGAGCGCGCAATTGACGTTCTGTTGCTTCTGCCAAATTGTTTTCTTGTTGAACTAAATATTCTTTTGTGTCTTTGCTAAGTTTGTTGTTTCTCTCAATTTCCCTAATTGCTTCCAAGCGTTTTTGCTCATTCAAATACAAGTCTTTTGTCAACTTAATGTCTTCTGGTCTTGCATTACGCATAGCGTTTTCAATTGCAAAAAGATTGCTGTTAATTTTTAATGATTCTGTTTGTTTTCTCAAACGTTCAACAACAGCAGCATAAGCATTGTTTTCTTCTTCTCCGGCTTTGAAATCTTCTTTTCCTGTTTGGATAAGTTGATCTATATATTCTTTACGTAACTTTTGACGCTCACGCTCAGCTCTGTCAGCTTCACGTTTAGCTTCTCTGGCTAATCGCTCTGCTTCAAGGTCTCTTGCTGCTGTTGCAGAACGACCAACAACTGAAGAACCACCAAGATCAAATCTTCTTGGATCATTAGCACTTCTTCCTGTGCTAACGCCCATAATTTGATTTTCAAAAAAATCTAAGTTTTGACGTTCAGCTTTTCGTCTAGCATCATATTGCTCATTAAATAATATAGCTGCCTTGATGCCTTTTGTTACAAGTACTTCTGCGCTTTGATATGTATGAACAATCTCGTCTGCAATACCTTTAAACACAAAAGCAACGTTTGCGCCAAGCACAGCAACTGTTTGAAACACTGTTTTAAAAACAGCACCCAAAGTGTTGCCTTCGCCTTGCAAAGATTTAATATATTCAAGCGTTGTTTTTAATACAGGCCCAAGTTCTGTTGACAAAATCAACATAAAGTCTCGGGAATTTTGCGCAAGAATGTCGTAAGCATCAGCGGCTGCTTTTATTGCGGCTTCTTGTTCTTGTGTAGTTTTATTGGCTTGTTGCATCTGATCTGCAAAACCAACAATATCAACACCTTTTGCAGCTTTGGAAAAAATTTCCATTGCTTTGGCATTGCGTGTAATTGGGTCTTCAATCTCAGAAAGACCAACAACTACTTTATTAAGCAACTCTTCTTGTGAAAGAGTGCCTAAATCTTTCAAAGAAACACCAAGTTGAGCCGCTGTTTTTTGAGCCTTTAACGAACCATCTGCCGCTTCATCAATGAATTTGGCAAACGCAGAAAGCATTTTTCCCGCGTTGTCAGCTTTGCCACCAGAGTTAGCTAAAGCATCAGACAGCTTAAGAACAGTTCCAATAGCAACATCATTAGCGGCTGCAACATCGGCTAATTCATCAGCATAGTTCAATGCTGCCGCACTAGCCGCAACTAATGCCGTAGCAGCAACCTTGCCGTATTTTTCAGCCGCCTCACTAAATTGCTCTAGCTTTTTACCAGCAGCATCAATGCCTTTATTAAACTCAGCAGTATCTAAACCTAAGACAACACCAAGCCGCGCAATCATGTTAGCCATCTTTTACCCCAAACATCGTTTTATCAAATCCTTGAGCCTGCGTCATGAAGGCTAAAAGGCTGTTGCTTGCCATTACTTTCTTGTCTTTTTCGGATAGTGGTGGATAGATGTAATCATACGCACGACCCAAAACACTGTCTAGTTTGTATGATGGCGAACTAGCAGCCCTGATGTAATTAAAAACTCCGCTTGTCAGGGTTGCAACTTGTGTCAACAATCCAGAATTTCCAATTAGCCCATCGGCATACATTGTCTGGATATTGACCATTGTTACATCGTCAATTTCATTTATTGTTTCAATTGTATGCCCGTTAAAGACCATTGCAGCAATGCACTGCGCCTTTAACGAGCCAATCAGTTTCCCCGCGCTTCCCTGTATGTTGGGCTAATGACTTCACCAATCTTTTCGGCAATTAACATTTGAACGGCCAAAGGGAATTCTTCTTTAATATCGTTATACGTCAAGTCTTCTAAACTTGCACCTTCCATTTCAGGAACAAGCAATTTAAAAAACTCAGTGATTCGCGCCTCAAGAATGGCTTTGTTTTTTGCCGCTTCACGCATTGATCGGCCTTCAACCAAAATATCGTCATCAGTAAATTGAAACTGATCGTTTTGATTGTCTTTAAACTTTCGCAATGGTTCGCTAATTTCTTGATAGATAGTTTCAATTGCTTCATCATCAGGACTAGAAATCTTTTTGTAAATTCCATCAGACTCTGAAAGCAAAGGGATGCGAACCCTAAAAGTATGACCGTTCAATTCAAAAGAACGAATCATTAAATCTTTGCGTTTTGCTTGGTATTTTTCACCAAACGCAGAACTAAATTTTGTCATTTGTGTTTTGCCTTATATTGATTTATCCGCCGCCCTAAAATTTCTCCAAGCGTCCGGGCGGTAACTTCCGCTTGAGATTCAATCGCTGGCCTCAAATATGGCTGTGCGCCATGCTTTGCAGTGCCAAACTCTTGTGCAATTGTACGTGCATCACTTTTGATGCCACTGAATTCATCAAAATTTTCAACACCCATTTTTTTAAGTTTGCGCCGTGCGCGTGCTAGACCAGCACCTTCACTCATTGCTGCAAGTTGTTTTCCAGATGCTGTGGTAACAGTTGCAATAACTGTATCGTTATCAGTGATGTATTTGGATCGTCTGTCTCGCTTTGTTGGTCTTCTAGCTTCAACCCTCAAAGACAAACGCAATCCACCAGTATCAGCAGGAGCATTAGCAACAGCTTGATTCAATACTGGTTGCATTGCTTCTCTAGCAGCGGGGACAAGAACTTTGCTTTGTGCTTTTTTGTCGCCAATATCTGCTGCAAGTTCTTCAAATGCGGCGTACACATCTTTCAAACCTTCAATTTTGAAAGTAACGCCCATATTTCACCTAGTCTTGATGATCTTATGGTAAATCGACTCGTTCAGATTGATGGCGTAATCCACCACTTCATCTGGAGTCATCTTATCAGCATGTGTCCTTGCAATGTCATGAGCAAGGGCAATTGCTGTAATCCTCTGTTGTTGAAACCCAAACCAATTCTTAGAAGAATCGGATTGGGCTACAAGGAAGTTCAGAAGATCGTTGCTGTCTTTTACTATCATGTGTTTTACTCTTTTGTACTTGTCGCAACTTCTTCAATGACCACCACAGGAGCAGTCACGTTGTACTTTTTCAGCAAAGCCAAAGCAACAGCTTCGGCTGTATCTGGTTTAGCTGTGGCTTTTGCAAGTTCAACAGCATCAACATCCAAATTACGAGCGACAACTTCAATGTCGCCGTAACTTGTCACAATCAATTTAATTGCGTCAGAAACTTTCATCAGTTGTTCGACCAGCCGTACTGGTTGCCCCGAGGATGAATTGTGAACGTGCATTTTGCTTCAGCACCGGGAGCAGAATCAATTTGAAATTGACCAACTCGACCGTTGAAAGCATAAGCAACAGTGTTTGTACCTTCAACCGCTGCAACCACAAAAGTGCGGTCAACAACACCTGAATAGGCATCAGCACGAATCTGGAGCAATGCAACATCAGCAGGATTCCAAGCAGATGTAATGGTCATGCTTGTCGGAGCAGCTTGCACCGGAATTTTGTCGCTTTGACGCGATCCAGCAACACCGAAACTTGCCACCGCATCATCCATACCAAAGGCAGGAATAGCCTCAACAGGAACAGCAACACCAGCAGCGCCAGTACCGTTCGCCACAGTACCAACAATGGTGGTCACTTGAGCAGCCCACACTGACAAGTTAGCCGTTGTCAAAGGAGTTGGAGTCGCAGCCGATTGCATCCAAAGCGATGCGCTAAACCCGGGAAGAACTTTTGCAGGAATACTCATGTCAACTCCTTAAGCGTTGTTAGACCAACCGTATTGGTTGCCACGGGGATGGATCGTGAATGTGCATTTGGCTTCAGCACCGGGTGCAGAATCAATCTGGAACTGGCCTACACGACCATTAAAGGCGTAATAGACAATACCTGTGCCATCGGTAGCCGAAACCACAAAAGTGCGGTCAATCACGCCAGAATAAGCATCAGCACGCATCAGCAACAGGTTAGTATCAGCAGGGTTCCATGCAGCAGTAATAGTCATGCTTGTTGGAGCAGCTTGCACTGGAATCTTGTCAGACTGACGAGAACCAGCAACACCGAAACTTGCTACCGCATCATCCATACCGAAAGCAGGGATTGCTTCAACAGGAATGATGTTGCCAGAAACAGCAATAGGCGCAACGGAAGCAACCAAAGACAACTGTGCAGTAGTCAAAGGAGTTGGCGATGAAGTTGGTTGTGCGTAAAGTACAGCACTAAAACCGGGCAAGACTTTGTTGGGTAAGGCCATTTTGAGTATCCTTCAAAAGTTGAACAATTGTCTTATATTAGGCTGGGATGTCAATGGTGCAATCAAGAAAGATTTGCGCCATTTTTTCCTCGTTGTTATAACTGTTGTATAGCCACATAACGTCAGCTTTGGAAATCCAAAAACCTTCTGTCGGACTACCTAACAATCCACTGTATCCATGCAAAGATTGCAGAATCTGATTTGAGATTGTAAAACCATCCTCAATTTCTTGAGTGAAGATAGAAATCTGAAATACAGGTCGATCAATCCCTTTGTTGCTTTGCTGTTGTCCCGTATAAACAGGTTGATGCACATTACGCAACATCCAAGTAATGAACTTAGGTTGCGTTGCAAAGTTACGGTTAAAAGCCGCATACACAGGCACAGGCGTGACAATGTTAGACAGTTGATACTGAATAGCTTTTCCGTAAACAACAGGATTTAATTGAATTGCCATTACACCGCCGTAACTGGATCAGAGCGATAACACATAAACACAATGTTCATGCGGTCATCAGATTCACGAGCATTATCAATTCGCCAATCTTTACCACGCCATGTGATTGAGTACAAATGCTGATTATCAACAATTGTTTTCATGTTTGGCGTGTAGTTCAGCGTGAAATTGGTCATGTCTTGATACAGCCGATACTTTTCAGCAATCTTTAGACTATTTGCAACAGATGCAACTCGCGCCCGAGTTTCAAACCACAATGATTGTGTCGTAGATTGCTCACCAAAATCCGACTTACCAAAAGTCAGATTGTTGATTTTGATGTTCTCAAAACGAGCAATTGCCATGTCACATCACCAATGGTTTGTATGGTTTCAGCAAAGTTGTGACACCAAACGGAATGTCTTGCAGTTTTGTCGTTGTTGCATTGGCACGGTTGTTATACAAATGCGTCAGCAATAACAAACCAGCTTGTTTAATTACTGGATATGACCCCAATGGGTTAGCAACAGTTGAATACTCCAACACAATTGGAGCAGACATTACTGAATTTACATCAGTTGGCAAATTGTTCACAATTACTTTGTTGCCAGAAGCATCATAGTAATAGTTGGTGTTTGAGATTGTCTGAAACACAGGTGGGAACGCATCATTCCAGTAACCAACAGAATTGATTGTGACTCCGGACTGACTTGGCGTAACGTTCTGACTTACTTCAGGCAAATCAAGGCTGATTGGTGACGCTACAAGGCTCTCAGAACCGTACCAGACGCGATAAGTCACTGGCATGATAGACATACCCAAGTAATCCTCAATCGCTTGTCTGGTAGCGATTCCTAGCGCCGAAATGTAAGTGTCTTGACTTTCATCATCAAACAAGTTGAGTTGATTAGTCATTTCATCAAGCGTCAACCATGCCGTAGAACTATCACGGCCAATCTGTTCAACTTTTGCATAGTTAAACGGATTGCGCGTTTGCGCCCCGAAAGGCGCAGCGTACTGATAGTTATCAAAGCTCATGTTTAAGTCTCGATTGAACGAACACCAGCAAAAACATCACGCACGGTACTGACCATACGCTTTTCAGCATACAGCGTCACAAAACCGGGTGTTGTCTGTTCCATTGCCTGAACGGTCATTTCTTCAACGTCAGCAATGGTCATGAAACGAGGCCAGTTTGCAAGATACATTGACTTGCAGCCAACAGTACCAGTTGCATCCAAATACGGGTTAGGAATCACAGGGAATCCATACACATGCAGCAATGAACCGGCTTCAGCAGAGCCAATGTCAACAAACGAATAGCCACCGCCACCATGTGCATAGTTACGCAAGGTTTGAATTGCTGTGGGGTGCATCATCCAAGCAGTTCCGGGCATAGACCAGTATTGACCGGGCAAAGCATTTGCCATTGCAGCCAATGTTTCAGCCTCAAGACCGCCAGTGTTGTTATAACCAACAGTTGCCAAGGTGTGCAAACCGTTAGTAATAGCCGTACCGCTTGAGCCAAAAGCAGCAGTAGCACCAGCAGCGCCGGGATAACTGTTCAGCCCACGCAGACCATCAATACCACCTGTTGAGGTAGTAGTAGAACCAGCTTGGTCATTATTCAGGCCGCACGATGCGCCTTCAAGTTGGGCGAATTCCATCATGAGGTCTTCAACCAACTCATTTTGCAAACCATTCACATCCGACAACACAGCCGAGCGAACAGGCAATTGAGCAGAGATCACGCGAGTTGGCAATTGCCAAATGCTAGTGTTGATATTGGGCGAACCGCTGTTAGGGCTGACTGTGTAGCCCCAAGGGTTTGTGCTGTCAGCAGCGTTACCAGTTTTAGCAACAAACTGAACAGCGGAATTTCCGGGAACCTTGATGTTCCGTGCGCCTTGACGAAACGGGTTTGCATAACGCAATGCAGCGAATGCTTCATCAAAGTGAGTGCGACCACCGACATTCAATCCTGAACCAGTGATAGCAGATGCCTCGCGCAAGTCAATTTTGACTTGATCGCCAGTTTCCAAAGTTTGCTTAATGCCTGACAGGATGCGTTCGGTAATGGTCGTCATAACAGTTCCTAAATTATTGGCACAAAAAGGAGGGGCAATTACGCCCCTCCGATTTATCAGGTAGCTGTACCTGTCGAACGATAGCGAACCAAAGCATTCGGATCGCGCACAGATGTTGCCAAACGTTTCTCGGAGAAAAATGTAATATATCCGGGGAGCGTCTGGTCGTAGCGGCGTAGAACAATGTTCAAACGATCAATGATCGTGTGACCACGGCTCCAGTCACCAAAGTACATTGGGTACAGGCTAGAAGTGCCAGCAGAACCAGTTGTAGATTGGCTTGGGTTGTCCAAGTACTTGTTCATCACCACATCAAAGCCGAGCAATTGACCAATGATGCCATCAGGGTTCAACGACTCCATAGAGTTGAAGATTGGACGACCATTGGTGTCTTGCAGACCACGGATTGCTTGAGCCAAGATTGGGCTGACCATGAACTTGGCGTTTGCGGTCCAATACTGCTGCGGAAGTGCCATCACCAAGTTAATAACGTCCTTGTATTGGATGTTGTTAGCGCCAACAGTGTTGCCGTTGGTGGTGATCTGGTCATAAGTAGCCAACGAGTGCAGACCGCTTGTAGAGCCAGTGCCAGAAGTGCCAAAAGCAGCAGCAGAAGTTGTCCCGCCAGTGTAAGTGGCGTTAGAACCGCCGTAACTATCGAGGCCACGCAAACCGTTTGTTCCGCCGTAGGGGTTGCTTACGGATTGTGCGGCTTGGTCGTTGTTCTGAATCATGGATTGGGCCTCGCTCATTGCGAATGAGGCCAGCATGTCGTCAACAACAACTGCTTCCAAACCATCAATGTCGTCCAACGCAGCAGTACGGATTGGGAACTGCACGTTCAGGTCTTGCATAACCAATTGCCAGATGCTGGTGTCTTCAGTGGTGGCTGCGCCGTTGTTCTGGATCGCATAGCCCCATGCTTCACCGGGGTTGCCGGTGCGCACACGAAACTGGTACGAGGAACCATCAGTAGCCACAGTGCGAGAAATACCGCGCATTGGGTTCATCAGACGCAGAGCAGTGAAAGTAGGATCGTAGCCAGTACGACCACCCTTGCCATCACCGCCAGCGGTCAAAGCAGAGGCTTCTTTCAGGTACGCATCCATTTGGCTTTCGTCTGCAAAGATTTGCAGTTCTTTTTCCAAACGGTTGTTGCCTTTGTAGAACTGGCTCAGTTGCTCACGCACCGAACGGTTCACATCTTGGCGAACAGTCTTGGCTGGTGTGCGAATGAACTCAGGCATATTGATAGAAGCAACTTTGGCTTCCAGAGCAGATACCATTTCAGCCATTTCAGCCTTGACAGCCTCAACAGCAGCAGGGATTTTTGCTTCAACAGCAGTGATGCTTTCGGCTTGTTTAGCTTCGATAGCATCCAATTTTTCGAGGATAACTTGTGACATGATTCAACCTTTAAGTCGTTTGTCGAGGAGTTTTAGAAGTTCACGTTGCTCAAGAGCCGCGAGAATTTCCGCTTCGGTCGCTTCCGCATCAGAATCACTCTGTTGAGGCGCATTTTCAATGGGTTCAATCACAGCATCACGCTGCTCTAAAACTTTCTTGAATGTTGATGCGGCAGCGACCGCATCGCTCTTGGACAAGCCAGCATCCCGCAGACTTTCTTCCAAAACTTTTAAATCGGCAGAGCCATCAGGTCGGAAATACTCCAACTTTTTGATTTCTGCCTTGGTGTTATTTGGGTGCATGACCACGCTGGTTTCACGCAAGCCACCTTTGGTGATTTGGAAATAACCAGATTCGTATGGGTCATCAGAACCCACAACGCATGGCGTTCCGTCTTCTTTGACATACTGATATTCTTCAGCATAAGCGCCAACAGAAACGCCACCAAACATGTTGGGCGATTCTTTCATCACTTGGTAAAGATCAGAGCCAGCCGTAGTGTTGATATACAGACGACCACAAGCATTCATGCCATCGTCATCCATTTCAATACTTGTCCACTCGCCAACAGGAATAGCGTCAGAGTTGTGGTTGACATACATGGGCAGTGGGCGACCAGATGCAGCAAACTCTTTGGCCCATTCCATAAAGCCTTCTGGCTTGTAGAAAA